CGCGCTGGCGAAATTCGCCGGTGATGTAAATTGTTTGCGGAGCTGATCGTATGGTTGATGATGACGAACTTGATGATCCTGAACTATATGACGAAGTTGAAGCTCCTGACGAATAAGTTCCATTACCTGCAGATGAAACTGCTGCTTTCCATGCAGTACCTAAAGCAACCATTGCCACTCCGGCGGCGATAGCTCCCAAAGCTGCGCCAGGCGTTAAAATTGATGCGCGAAACATTTCACCAATTTTTAAAAATCCAATTCCTGCTACAATTGCAGCTTTACCAATTGATACTAACATATCTGCAAGGCTACTTTGAACAACATTGACTAAATCGCCTAAATTACCAGTACCAGCTAACATATTACCTAACGATTCACCAAAACCAACGGCAATTGAGTTCATTGAATCCTGGAATATCTGGCCGAACTCAATCACAGTAGATCTCATGTCGCCGTAAATTGATTTTATTTTTGCGGCTTTGGCTTCGAGTTTTGTGGTTTCTAGTTCGCCTATTTTTGGGGCTGGTATTTCGGTTTGGGCTATTTTGCCCGTTTTGTCATCGACGGTTAACTTTATGGCCGAAAGTGTTTCCATTTTCGGGTTAAGTTTTTCGCGGATGGCTTTTATTTTTTCTTCAGTTTCGATGGCAAGTTTATCGAGTTCGGCCAGGTATTTTTCTTTGCTAATGTTGTTGGCGTCGAAATCGATTCGGAGGGCTTTTTTCTGAAGTTCGGAGGCTTCGAGTATCAGCTTTGTACGCTCCAAATCTGTTTTCTTATCGTTCTGTGATTGCTGTTGTTTTAATGAAGCAAGTGAATTTAAGCCGTCTATTTCCTGTTTTAAAATCTCGTTTTTAAGGGTGTTTTCTGATTTCTGAAGGCGAAGCCGTGTTTGCAGTATTTCCTGCTGTTCTTTTTCGCGCTTCACAATCGCATCAACCAGGGCAAAGAGCGATTCTTTACCGTCTTTATCTCCCAAATCAAGTTCATCGGCTGCTTTTTGTGCTTCCATTGCGCCGATTGTTCCGTTTTTTATTTTTTCGATTAGGACAATAGCTTCCTGACTCAGACGTAGTTTCTTTGTTTGCGCATCAATATTATCGAGCGTTGCGGCTGTTTCCTGATCGGCCAGTTCAAGCGAGCGCTCTGCCAGTGTTTGCTCAATTTTATTTGCTTCAGCATTGGCCTTTAGCCTTTCAGTAGCTGATAAAGTCTGATCCTTTTCCCGTTCGCGTAGTTGTAGAATTTTAGTCATCCCGGCTTCGCGTTGTGCATCGAATACTTTTGATTCACGTTCTAAATCGAGCGTTGCCCGTTTGAGCATTGCCGTTAGCCGAATATCATTTTCAAGCTCAGCACCAATTCCAGTGAACGTTTCTTTGAATTTTTGAGCCGCCCCAACAAAGTCGCCGCTAAACACATCAATTATAGCACTTCCAAATTTTGCAAAACGGTCGAGTAACACATCAATTCCGCCACCTATACCAGCCATAACTACTTTTACTTTTTCAGCATTATCTGAAAATCTAGTTAATGCAGTAACTAATGAACCAATTACAACAATCACAAGAGCAATTGGACCCAATGCAACTTTCCACGATACACCAAATATTCTAACAGCTTCAGTGGTTCCTTTTAATCCGTCAGTAGTTCCTTTCAATCCTCCTGAAATTAGGCTAAGGCTTTTTTGTACAGAACTGAATTTAGCCGAAACTTCGTTCATATTTATTCCGAATACAGAAGCAAATTCAGAGAAAGCATCTTTTGCCTCTCCGGTAAATTTATCGACGGCGGCTTTCCCGCTTTCTAAATCGGCTTTAAAATTCTTGGTGTCGGCACCAAAGCGGACTTTTAGGTTGGTTACTGTTTCGGCCATATCGTTTAATCTTTGTTGTTAAAAACTGCTGACAATCGGTTGTTGTGTTCGATAATCTGTTCTTCGGTTAAACCGCTTTCGTTTTCTGTTTCCTGATCGTCCCATTCGAAGCGCCACAAATCGCGCGGTTTTATTTGGTCCTCTTTCTTTAGCTGAATGTTGATCAATGTTGCTGTTTGCAGCCTGGTTAATTCGGCGTCTCGCTTAAATTCGTCGTTTACCTTTGCGTTCATTGCATCCAGGTAAATGAAAAAATCGGCGGGACGCATCAAACGAAACTCGAAAGGCTTCAGGCTACAAATACGAATTGCTTTTTCTAAGATTTCTTCGACCGAAACGGGTTCTGAAATCTTTTTTTTTGTGCTTCGACAGACTCAGCCACCTCCGATTTTTTGACGGATGTGTGCCGTTGATAAATCAAGAGCAATTCACCGATTTGTGGCGGTTTAACCATTGCACCGAATTCGAGTTTCGAGAATGTAAACTCTTTACCATCGAGGCGGCATCCTTCGCATACTCCGGCATAAACCAGCCCGGTAACCTGACGCGGTTTTAACTCGCGCAAATCGTCAACGTCTGATAATTGCAAACCTTCTGATTCGAGAAAATCGGTAATGGCATTCCAATTGAATTCAACCCTGTATTTTTTTCCGTTAATTTCTACGTGATCGTTTTTCATAATAAGGATTTATAAACTGAAGGATTGAATTAAATCAATCCTTCAATAAAAATTTATGCATGCAAAGTTCCAAAAGTCAAATCACCGTCAACCTGGGCGCTTACAGTCCACTTACCATGATCGCTTGAGCTTGAACTTTCACTATACTTTGTAATAACCAAATTTCCTTCAATGGTCGCAGTTGAGCCAACGCGTGAATACACAAAAGTAATTTTTGTTTTATTCACAATTGCTGAAATCAAGTCGTTTTGAGTCAATTTTGTAGGTTCAGTTTCGTCGGTAGTCATCGACAATCCGTTGATTCCAAACGTGGCTTTATAGCCTGAATAGTCGATTTGAGATTTTCCCAAATCGTCTTTAATCAAAGATTCTTTTGTTTCGGCATCGATATTAAAATCGTTGTCGGTAGTACCCATCACTTTTTTGCTGTTCAGCTTAAGGGTTATGTTGTAACCCATCGTTCTCGTTTCCATAGTATTAATTTTGAGTTATGAATTTTTAATTACCTTGTATTCGTGTCGACTGTGAATTCGAAAGAGTTTTGATATGTTTGTGTTTCAGGATCGAAAATGACTCCGTTTTCTGATTCGAACATGACTGAATTGATTTGGCATTCTTCAACCAGCCCGGTTAATGCTTCGATAGCTGCGCGTACTGCAACGGTGTTTTCTTCAATGCGATCGACATCGTTATCGACAAGCGCCACCGAAACTTTTTGCGTATAGCCAACAATTCCGTCTTTAATGCGAATAGGTTCAGGAGCTACCTGAATAACCGAAAATGGCAATTCCGCTTTTAAATCTCCAATTGCAGTGTAGCAATCGACAATAGGGTTAATTGTTGCTATGAGCGCGTCGATTATCATCTTGTTTTTCAATTATTTTGTCAATCTTTTCGAAAAGCTTTCCGTGATCTTCTCGATTTTCTTTTCTCATTTGTTCGTAGCGAAAATTATCGTCCAACTTGTGTTGTTTCAGGTCGTTTTCCATATTTTTCTGACGATTATTCGTTGCGTTTATCTCAACTTTAATTGCCGCTATATCTGTTTGTGATTTGATCCACACTTTCAGGATCAGAACTGCTAATCCGAGAATTGCCACAATTGTCGATACAATTTCAAATGGAGACATAACTTAGTTGATTGCGTGTTTTTTTAAAAATTTATCTGTTTGCGTAATCAGTTCCCTTTGTGCGATTTCTTCGACCTGAGCTTTTGTTTGATCCCAGCTTTTTTCGACAAACCTGAGCGGAACGATACCACCCTTCCGGTTTGCTGTTTTTGCTTTTCGCTTTTGCGTAAACTTGTGGGAGGCATCGCGCCTGGAATAAGTTCCGTAGTTTGACCAGTACACCGGAAAGAAAGCATCGTATTCGCGCTTATCTTTGAGGGTTACCATTGCTTTTTTAGAGAGAACTCCGGCAGTTATTCCAGCCGATTTGTTATTCACCACGTTTATAATTTTCTGCAACGACGATAAACGGCTAGGTAAATTTGATCTGACAGCAGCGATAAATGGTTTTGCAGCTTTTCTGAAAGCGGCCTGAACCGGTTTTTTTGCGTACTGTTCAGGAAGTTTGTTGAAAATTTCCTGAATGTTTTCAGTTCCTGTGAATTCGATTGTTACCGGTTGCTTTGCCATTATTCAAAAACCCTTTCAGCACGAACATTCATAAACCGGCGATTTTGAACCGGTGTTATAGATGTAATCGCATATTCTACACTATTCCAAAGAACTCTGAAAGTTGTATTTACACCCGAATCGTAATGACCTGAAATGGTTAGCACACCAGGCAAATTCATGCGGTCGCCTTCCTTTTGTTCGTCGTTACCCGATTCGATGACTTTAACCAGGGCTTTCCGGTAATCGGTCCATGTTTCTTTGACCTGACCTTTTGACGATTTGTCGCGAGATGGCTGGCGAAACATGATCAGCTCGTTAAAATCTTTGACGCTTACTAATTCTGTTGCCATAGCCGGTATTGCCTTAAAAGGTTTGTCGAAGCTTTTGGCAAATTCTCAACCGAATCAATCGGACTGTCGTACATTTTACCAGCCATCAAAATAATGGCAGCTTTGATCATTGGCGGCACCACTTCAGCAGAAGCATAACCAGCATTGAACCGGATTTGCAACGCATCGGGGCGGTGGTACAATGTGAAATCTGTTTTGAAATGAATGAGCGCCGGGTCGGACGAACAAACATCAAAATCGGTTCCACTGGCAAGCGTTTGCAAAACGTTGTTGGCGTCGTAGTACTTAATAGATACCAAGTCGATAAACGGAGCTTTCGAAATCTTCAGGTATTCGTAAAAAGTATCGATTTGTAATTCCCAAACAGCAGGCATCAACTGGCGACCGGTAAAACGTTCGGCATAATCGACAGCCGATTGCAGATAGATCGATAAAACGCTATCTTTTTCGGTGTGAAAAATGCCAATGTCTTGTTTCAATTCTTCAACTGAAACGGGAAGCGTGGTTGCCGGTATAATGAGAATATACATTGATTTACGATTTAACGATTTACAATTTACTATTGAAGATTACCGATGTAAGCAACTATTTCGGAAGCCAGCTTTTTGCCGATGCCTTTGATTTCGGTGAGCGAATCGGTGATCTTTTTTACATCATCGAGCGTTTTAATGCCTTCTTTGAAAAGGATCAACCGTCCGGGCAAATCTTCCGGCAATTCATTATCGTCGCCTTCGGTTTCGGGAACGATGATTGCAAAACCATCGTCAACCAATTTTGCGGCTACTTCAGCAGGTAAATCGGCTTTATCTCTTTCGAAATAGGCGAATCCTGGCGCTGATTTTTTGAATACTATTTTCATTTTAAAAATTGTTACGGGTTAAGTGATGCGAGTTTTGGGTTAAAACCTCCCGACTAACATGTAGCCGGGAGGAAAACCTTATACTTATGAAAAAAACCTATGCTTATGCGGTGAGAACGTCTTTCATTGCAGCGAAAGATGCAGGGTTTGCCAAGGCAACATCGTGGAAAGAATGCAGAACTACTTCAACTTCAGCATTCAACTTTTTGCTATAAGGGTCGACAACCATGTCGTATCCACCCCATTGACCAATGATCATATCGTTCCAGTTTCCAAAAACAATAGCCGAGCAAACACCTTCAGATGTTCCTTTAGTTAAGTTGGAAGGTACAGCATTGGTAACAGCAGCTTTATAGCCATTCATGCCCTCTTTGTCCCAAATAAATCCAGGTACTCCAGCAGCCTGAAGGGTTTGTTTGAGTTTTCCGCGGACTTTGGCATTGGTTAAGTAAGCCAGCGCGCCTAAATCGGCATTAGCAATAGCTACCTTGCTTTCGAGATCAACAATGTGCGACCATGCAGCGGCCAAACCATTGTCGCCACCAGCTACCGCACCAATTCCTGAAGTATTCAATACTCCAACTGGTCCGTTTGTAGCCGAATTGATTGCAGCTCCTTCTATTCCTGCAATATGAGCTTTCATCAATTCATCGCGGAGCAACATTTCAACAGAGATTGAACTTTGATTAATCAATTCCAATGAGTAAGCACCTGCTACCGATAAGCGTTTTGGCGACATCGTTTTCTTTGGTAATGATAATTTGCCAGGAGTTACAGGATCGGATTCGCCGTACCATTCTGCTGAGAAAGTACCGCCATTGATTAAAGGAAGATTACCAACCAATCCGGTAATGAAACGAGCACCCAAACCAACCAGAACCAAACGATTTCGCAACGCTTCGATGTAAACCAGCGGTTCATCCTGAATAAGGTTACCCCCATCGTTTGCAGTTCCTTTGTTTTGTCCGGTTGCAGCACGGGCATTTTCGAGAACCATCATCGGAACGCCGATTCCCTTCAGGGTTTTTCCGTTTGCTTTTGCTTCGCGAACAGCTTCCTGATGCATTTCAGCTTCGAAACCTTCGAGATTACCGTTTCGGTTAACGAAATCTGAAATTGCTTTACGGAACGAGTAGTTTCCGGCTTGTTCGCGTTCCTGATTGCTCAATCCCTGAGAAGCTAAACGTTTTTTACCGGCCTCGGTCAATTCAGCATCGTCGAGATCGTTGGTGAGAGTGCGGATTGTGCCGCGCAGATTGTCAAATTCGGTCTGTTCTTCAGCCGAACGCTGGTCCTTAACGCGAAGTTCCTCGAAACGGTTGGTTTTTTCGCCCAGCTCTTTACGGATTTCAAATGATTTTTTAGCCATTTTGATAAAAATTAATTGTTATTATTGAGCCATTAAGGCCAGTTTTGCACGTGTAGCGACTACTAAATCTTCGTCGGATGTTGAAGGTTGTGGGTCGGGTTCTGGAATTACAGGCAATTCGTCCGGTTTTGGGTCGCTTTCTTCAATTTCAACTTCTACTTTTACCGATAATGCCCGTTGTTCAGGAGTCATATCAAGTAAATCGATTACCTGACGGACGGTCATTTCTTCGATTTGGGAAAAACGGTAATCGCCGTTCAGTTGTCGGTAGATGTAAGCGATTGCATCGGAAGCCTGGTTGCGCAAACTGCGGCGCAACGCGTCGGGGTTCGAAGGAATGTTGACAATGGAGAATTCAAGTAATTCCTGCCCGGCAAAATAGTAAGTCGGGTTAGTTCCGCGTTCGGATTCTTCTCCAATACCCCAGGCACCATCGCCAATCGGATTAAAACCTACTGATGTGGCTTTAAGTGTTCCGGACAGGACTTTCCGAAATATTTTTTCGGCTTTTGGATTGATTTCGGCAGGTTCAAATGTAACTGAACCAATCAACTGATCGCCTTCGATCCATGCGCGACCTGAACCAATGACATCATCTGGGTCGGGAGCATTGCACAGGTCGCCGCCATAAACGTTGTGCTGATAACCGACAATTCCATTCGCGTTGAAATTATCGAGTTGCCATTTATCGACAGGTAAAATGGTGCCGTGACGGTCGCGGGTGTTTGTTGAAATAACAAACTCGATGGTTCGTGTTTTTTCGACCATTGCAGGATCGAAAGCGCGGACGGTTCCGAATGTATATTTTTTAGTTTCCATTGTCGATATTTTGCGGTTGTGAATTATTTTTTTGTTGTTGCTGACCTAAAAGAAGTTCTGCCAGGTTCATGTTTGATGGATAGAGATATTCGTCGAGTTCGACGGGACCGTTATCGAGATTTTCAAGGTTGCGGACTTCGTTCCGGTTCATCCAGCCATCGAGAATGGCGTTGTGGTAAAATGCTGATCGGGTTTGTGTATCGCCGCGCAATAATCCTTCAAGATTGAATTTGGTATCGAGAAAATCTTTTTCGCCATCGAAGAAAAGTTTGTCCTCAATTTCGGATTCGTAACGTTTTACCGATGGGCGAATGGAGTATTTTACAAACTGAATATCCTGATGCTCGATGTTGCTGAAAGTGGAGCGGCTTTGTTCGGCCAGCATGTGAGGCGGCAAATTGAATATTCGCGCAATGTCCTGAATGGTAAATGTGCGCTGCTGGATCATTTGTGCGGCTTCGGGCGAAATGGTAATTTGTTTGTATTTAATGCCGTATTCGAGCAGCGGAGTTTCAAAATTTTTAGCGGCATTCATGTGCGCAGTAACCCGATTAAATTCTTCGTCGCCCAACGATTGTTCGGTTTCGTAAACTCCTTTTATGTGTCCACCTTTATCAAAGAATTCGGCATTGAAACGTTCGGCAGCCAGACCCAAACCAATGGCCTGAGACATGTTGCTGATTGGGTCGATGCCTTTAATTCCGTCTTTGGTAAAAAGTTTGAAATGAAGTATTTCGGACGATGAATAGTCGCCTGCGTAGTCGCCTGTGAAAACACGGTAGTATAATTCGCCTTTGTATAAGATTGGCAAAATGTTATTTGGTAAAATTGGCCACAATGCGACAGGATCGCCGTAATTGTCGCGCTCAACAACTGCATAAGAGTTTCCCCATCCATCGACATAAGCGTTCATCAGTTCCCAAAACACAAAAGCATTCATGTAGCTGTTCGGTTTTCGACTAATAAGTCGCTGAACAGGATGCGAAAACATGACTTCCTTTTTGGTGCCGGTTTGTTTCACTACAGTTTTGGGAAGTGAGGCAATGTTTTCGGAGCGAATGCGGATGGCAGAAAAAACAGCGGAGAACTTTAGCGCGGTATCGTGATTGATACTTAAACCGACGTTTTTCATCGACATAAAATCGGGCTTGTATTCGGCAGATGGAATGACCTGCAACCCGCGTTTTTGTGCGATTTTTGATAAAGTACGGTCGATAAAATTGAGTTCTCGCATTGTTTTGTGTTTTATAACACTGTTATACAACACAAATTTTAAACATTAAACGAGGCAAGTCAATACGACATTGTCGTATTTGTGATGGGAAAATTTAGGGCATAAAAAAGCCCGATTTGGGTGTAAATCGGGCTTAAAATAATTTATTGAAACATCATATCAGGAGTGCGAACTTTTGAAATGAGTGAGTTTGATATGTGGGTGTAAATCATGGTTGTTTTCTGGTTTTTATGGCCTAGTATTTTTTGAATAATAGTTAAATCTGTGCCTGATTCGTAGGAGTGTGTAGCGGAGCAATGGCGCAAAAGGTGAGGGTAAACTCGTTTTTTAATTCCGGCTTTAGCAGCATACATTTTTACAAATTGCTGGATGGATGTGGCTGAATATCGGTCGGAAAACTGACCGTTGAACAGGTAATTGCGCGGGTGTTCGGACTTAAAATATTCGCGTAAGGCTTTTAATGTTGGTTCGGAGAGCGGAACAATGCGGTCTTTTTTGCCTTTTGCCTGTCGAATGTGTATTTGCATTAGCCCAGAATCGACATCGGTAATTCTAAGGTTGATCACTTCGCTTTCGCGCATCCCGGTTGAATAGAATAAAAACAAGATGGCGCTGTGCTTAAGGTTGGTACAGGCTGCAAACAGTCGGCGTATTTCGTCGGTTGAAAGTACGTCGGGCAAATGTTGCTCTGTGCGCGGATACTGAATGTATTTGAATTTTAGCGGGTCTTTTATAACCAGCTCGTAAAATCGTTTGATTGCTCCGATACGTTGTTTTAAAAGCGCCTGGGAAGATGATTCGCGCAAGTATTGTTTAATTTCTTCCTCGGAAATGACGGAAGGATGTTTGTAAAAGTGCATGATGAATAACCGTACTAAGCCAACATAGCATTTGATAGTGTGATAACAGTAGTTGCGAAGTTGTAATTCTGCTTCGTAACTAGCTAAAAGTTTTTTCATAAGTTATTGATTTTTAATAGGGTTTTGTATATGGATACGTTAACAACAAGCTTTAAGAAACTCGTTGAAACGTTTTTCCACCCCTACTTTTGCTTTTTCAAAGTCTAATTCAGTACCTACATATTCAGGCATATCATTTCCATTTGTCGGGAAGAAATCCTTAACTGTGTAAATTCTACCTCTATCAATATGGTCAATTCTGCTAATCCAAGCGATTAAGAAACCACGATAAAAGCAAAGCCTTGCCCACCGTCCATGTTTGTCTGATTCCTCGTTTCGACTGTATCTGGATTGCCAAGAAAAGCCAGTTGTTAACAATGTGTTTATTTCATTGCTAACTGTTGTGGTATTCGATTCTTTTTTCATTTTATTTAGTTTTTATGTAATTTGACATTTTTGTGCATTTAATCGCAACGCAAACAAACACTCGACCGTTATCGTCAAGGCTAATTGGCACATCGTTAAGAATGATACTGACCTCTTACATCACCAAGAAAAGTATCAAAATACATAGTTTTTGGTGTCTCTTTAATCATTCTGAAAAAAACTCCCTTATCTGTTTCAGAAAAAGAATCATTTTTCTTGTAGTATGAATTTAGTGCTAAAACAAATGGCATAAAATCAGCGATTGAATAACTTTCTTTTATCGGAATTACATTTGAATGAAATCCCAAATAACAAGTGAAATATTTCTTATCTAATATTCGATCTGCACCAATTAATTCTTTGATACTACGATAAATTTTACTGTCTTTTTTAGGATAAACAAGTCTTTCATTTCCTTCGTGTACCTCAAAAATTTCATCAAAAGAAAATTCACTTTCAGTTGCCTGTAATTGATTCGGAAGTGCAACCACAGCAGCAACTCCAAAAATGCTTTTAAAAAAATCTGACCTTTTCATAATTTATAAGTATTTATTTTTAATTAACTGACTCGAAGCCCTGAACGATAACAAACACCTACCGGGCAAGTCGGGTGTTTGTGTTTCATTGATATGGCAGCATTTCAAAACCCGCCCTGCCGGTAGCTGCGACCGTTAAGGAAAATGCGCAAGCGACGCATCCAATCAGTTTGTCCATTGGCAACTACAACTTCTACACTTTGTATGAACTAATTCTATACTAAAAGTATCATCACTTTGACAAAGAGGACAAACTTCCTTTGTCTGCTCATTTTCCTTAACGCTTCGGGCTTCAATTTGAGGCTCAGAATTAATTGATGCCTTCAATTCTAATGCCCATAATCTTAATCTACGTGGTACTTCCACGTTGTCCATTACTTCGTTTAAAAAATCAATTAATTCTGTTTCCATTTTCTCTTTGTATTAGATTAGACTAAGCGCTTGCGCACATTCCTTAACATGGCGTATAGCTAAAGCCTCAAATCGAATGGCTTTCCGCTTTTCGTGCCTCAAAGCTCTCGCCATACGCCCGAAGCGTTATGTACTACTTAATTGCAGCTCGACACCCGTGAGCGCAAAATAAAGATTCTGTAATTGGTGGACATATTCTAATTTGACTCTCAATTCAAAACTAAATGAGTTTGACATGATAAATCCTCTTCCCCAATCAACTATTGATAATTTTCCAATGCAGTATTCAGTACATTTTTCTTCTTCAGAATTTGGCTCATGATCAAATTTTTTGAATCCGAATTTCATAAGTAATTCTTCAGTTAATGGAACGGGTTCAATGAGTTCATATCTGGCATGGATAAAATTGCCCTGTTTGGTTTTAAGTGTACAAACGCCATCTGATAGTAAATTTTCAATTGTGTTCAAGCACCGATCATTCAAGACTAAATTTCCGATTCTAAATTCTGTTGATTTCATATAAAAGTTTTAAATATTTGACTCGTAATTCAAAAGCAGTACATAACACCAGCTACCCGCAAGTCCGGCTGGGTTGGGTTTTCGTAGTTCATCTTTCCGTTCATAAATCAATGTTGATAATTAAGTTTTTCGCTCGCAGTCCGTCCCTGTCGTGTAGCTTAGTCCGTTATAACGCAATTAGCCGTGTTTAAACTTATTCAGGGTAGAAAAATTGAAAAACACGGCAAACTGCGTATAACATGCGGTTTAAAAAATTGGGGTAGCAGCGTTTCAAATTATGGACATCGGTTCGCTCCGTTTTTAAAGTTTTTGGCCTACCCACGCCAGTTTTTTTCAAAACTGTTAGGTTTTACCGGATACCAAGATTCGTACAATTCAACCTCTTCGACCGTTTCTGGAAATTTAGTTATTTGTGGTACCCATATAAAACCGAACCCTTCATTATCTACCCACATTCTATTTCCTAATCTTGCCTCGTTTATATCAGAAGGCGTTAATTCATTCGATGATATGATTCTACCACCATAATTTTTTAAGTAATTTAAAAGTGTCTCCATAATTGTTGTTGTTTTGTCCCGTTTTTTGCGTAAAAAACGGGACATTTAGTCCTTAATATTTTTTCTATAATCTCTGTATCTAGACAGTTTTTTATATAAATCTCTTCCAGTCATTTTAATGTCTTCAGTATTGAAAAAATTATATGGGTCATATATTACTGTAATTATTCCGTTTGGAGAACTAACATTCCAATGAGGCACAGTTGAATAACCCAATAATCTAAGCTCTCCCGGAATAGTTTGTTGGTAGTATTGCGTATCTCTCCAAATATATTTTAATGCCTCTTTTGTAATTTCTTCTATATTATCTCCTATGATTCTAAGGCCAAAATCTATCCCATTTGGTAATAAAAACTTTTCCATAAAAACCCTCCCTAAAAACTTTTTAAAAACTGCTTTTGCATTTCAATTTAGTTCATCTGTTCGCTCCCCAACTTCTCAAACCGCTGGCCGTACGTTATGCCCAATGTTAAATGAGCGTCTGCATAAATTCGTACATCCCGATTTTCTTTGAGTTTTTCCAATCAGTTCTACGATTTTCCTCAAACATATCGGTTAACTTATCCCAATTTTCGACAAGATTATTCCATGTTTTTGAAAGTGGTTTAAGTTTATGTAATTCGGTTTTCCATTCGGGTACAACTTGTAAAAGTTTGTAACATCTTGAAAAATCATCGGGGTCGTATGGGTGGTTAACTGGAAAATCTTTATTACCAATTAAACAGTTCCACATAGTTTTTGAACTCATTCCAGTTTCGCCATTGGCAATCCACCACATTGCTTTTTCTTTTACGTCTTTACTTTGGTCTGCTTCGGGTTCTACCCACGTTTTTTCACAATCTTTATGAAGCAAATTAAACGCTTCAATTTTTTTTGTCATTTGGTCAACAGGTATTGGGTAAGGTAAATTAAATTCGCCACCACAATTCAAACAAAAAAGTTTTACATTTCTAAAAGTTGTATGTTCCATATATTTGATATTTAATTGATTAATAATAAAACACTGGGCATAACCGCACCTCATACGCAATACGGCGGATAGGTTGCTGGTAATTTGTAAACGTGTGCTATGCCGTACTGCGTATAGCTGCAATTATGGCGCAGTTTTAGCGGTTCGCCAATTGTATAGCTCTGAAACAAGTTCCCTAATATTGACATCTGAATCAATGTACATCGTGAAGCCATCATAGTATAAGTCAACGCTTTTAATCTTGTGTTCTTTGACAAATTTTATGGCTTCTTCAATTGCTTTGGCTGGTGTAACATCAATAACGTGTTCTGATTTTGCGATTAGCGTAATTTCGCTGTCTGTTGAAAAATTAAGGTATCTCATTGTAATTAATTTAGAATGGAAATCCATCGTTTTTAATTGGGCTAAAAAATAGTTTTAGGCGATAAGGCCATTGGTGGCGCAATTTTCGCCAAAGATTCATTTTTAGGTAATACCATATCCGAACCCAAAAGATTTGAAATTTAGCGTAACTATTGAAAGTAAATTGTTCGTATTTGCAAGCAAACAAAGATCCTTTATAGCTACCTTCTATAACTGTGAATTGAAGTCCTGATTCTTTTGGAAAAAATCTTGGTTTTACGACACATGGCTTATTATTCCAATGTGTATGAATCGCTTTAATTTTCATATTGACTAATTTTAATGAGTTAAAAACCGCCGCCATAACATTGCATAACCGCAAGCTGGGTATCCGTTCTTTTTGACAATAATATTTTCAAAATCGGCAACTGCCGCAACCTGCGGGAACGTTAAGGAAAATGCGCAAGCGACGCATCCAATCAGTTTGTCCATTGGCAACTACAACTTCTACACTTTGTATGAACTAATTCTATACTAAAAGTATCATCACTTTGACAAAGAGGACAAACTTCCTTTGTCTGCTCATTTTCCTTAACGCTTCGGGCTTCAATTTGAGGCTCAGAATTAATTGATGCCTTCAATTCTAATGCCCATAATCTTAATCTACGTGGTACTTCCACGTTGTCCATTACTTCGTTTAAAAAATCAATTAATTCTGTTTCCATTTTCTCTTTGTATTAGATTAGACTAAGCGCTTGCGCACATTCCTTAACATGGCGTATAGCTAAAGCCTCAAATCGAATGGCTTTCCGCTTTTCGTGCCTCAAAGCTCTCGCCATACTCCCGAAGCGTTACCAACAATGCTGCGTCTTATTCCTAATGTAGCTTGTCAGCATATTCCGTTCTGCTGCCAAATTTGTGCTTTGCCTTTCTGCTTTCCTTATAATTTTAATTCCTCGTTTAGTTTCGTAAAGCAATCCCCAATTTTCAGGCAATTCACTTTCACTAATCATGTTTTCAGGACATAAGTAAAAACGTAATTCACCTACTCCATCAGCACAAATTTGTCTAAATGGCTTTTTGAAATCTTGTAGAAAATCTGACCGTTGAACTTTTACTTCTATCATAATTGAACACCAACTGCACCAACCAATAATATCGGGTATTTCTGGTTCTACTTGTGTAAAAAGTTCAACTGCCACAATGTTGCAATTAGGCACTAATACGTTTTGCGAATGTTTAGTAAGCCATTTACCGCCTCTCTGGCATAGTTCTCTGTGGGTGTCTGTGTCGGGTTTTTTCCGCACAGTTGCTAACCCCGTATATACGTCAGTTGCGGTTTGGTTCTTTCTTGTTCCTTTTACTCCCATATCTAAGTTATTACTAATTTGAATCGGTGGAGCTTTGCATCGCAGCCGACCGCATATACTTTTTCGTTATTCGTCCCTTCGTCTTCTGAAGCTTTTGAAATCCTTGTATTTTCGGCATCCAAAAAACTCGATGTATTCAGTTTCGAGCGATTCGTAAGCATCTTCGTGGCGGGCATAGTCTCCGGTTTTCCATTTTTCCCAAAAAAGTGAGCAAAAACCAGCTTTATCTAGCATTTGAATGTATCGTTCTGACATCATAATGAAGGCATTGAACGTGGAACCCACTTGTTAATATCTTGTTTTTTGCCCGCTGTTTTGGTCATATACTCACCGATTGCCATTGCCAGAGCAACAACTCCGTCAATTTTATTCTGTGATTTTGACTTATCGAGCTTAATGTTATTATTTGGGTCGGTGTAAATGGTTACATTTCGGAACATCCAGCGCAAAACGGGGTTATTCATCAGGTCGATTTCGGCACCCGTAACCATGCGTTCAAGTTCTTTGGTTGGTTCGGACATTGAACGGATAGATTGCGAATACTCGTCGATAATTCTTTCCATACCTCCTTTGATTAGACCCTGAACAATGCCGCCATGAGCTTTGTAAGGGTCGTAAGCCAACCCCAAACACTTGTATTTTTTGGTTACTTCGAGAATTCCGTTAGTGATCCATTCGGTATCGATCAAATCACCGGGCGTTGAGAACATGAATTTTTGCTCGCGCCAGAGACGGTAATCGACACGGTCGGCGTTTTCCTGAATTTTGGCTTCAGGAACCCAAAAGAAAAGTTTAGCCACCGGATGGCCATTGACGTTCGGGAAAAAATGAGCCAAGGCATTAACATCTACATGGCTTGCGAGGTCGAGACCTGAATAACATTCTTTACCGTAAAGCATTTCTTCAGTCGTATCGTACGAGCAGGCAGCAACTTTTTCATCTGGAATCCAAACCGTAGGAGCATCAACCCAAATATTCAGGAGTTTTGTAAGGAAATTGGTTAGTTTGGTCCCCCTGTGATTTCGGGCGATTTCGTATTCTTCAAAAATATATTCGCGATTGGTTGAAATGCCGATGTTTGGGTTTGCCTTTTGCCAAAGGCGCTGATCATTGTAATCGTCGCCAGGATCTAGCGTGAATATCATGACGAAAGTATTGTCTTGTTGTTTGACACCTTCTAAAATTTCGACGTTTACTTTGCGCTCGTCAAAACATGGGTACGATTTGTTGAATCCGGCGGTGGTTATGGTGAAAATCATTGGCTGGCGGCGGGCGCCGGTGGCCGATGTGAGCACGTTGTAAAGCTCGTCGGTTTTCCAAGCGTGTTTTTCGTCGCAAACAGCGAAGTGAACGTTCAACCCGTCCTGAACTTTTGAGTCGCCAGAAAGCGGTTCCATTTTTGAAAGCGTGGAGTCCATGACCAGTGTGTTTGAACTTCGGAAAACAGTAATGTATTTTGAAAGGCCTGAAGTGCCAACCATGTTTTTTGCTTCGTCCCAGCAAATCTTTGCCTGTTTTTCTTTGGTGGCCGCAAAATAGATTTCGGCTCCCCGCTCGCCGTCGAAAACCATCATGAGCAAAGCGATTGCAGCGGCAAAAGTTGTTTTTCCGTTTTTTCTGGCAACTTCAACATAGGCATATCTAAACCGGCGTGATCCGTCGGCGCGTTTCCACCCGAAAAGTGAATAAACGATGAACGCTTGCCATGGGGAAAGATCGAAAGGCTTGTTAAAAAACACTCCTTTGCTGTGTTTTAGCAGTGAAAAAAAGGCAAATGCTTTACGTGCTGCCTTATCGTCGAAGAAAATTTTGCGTTCGTGAGCATTTTCTATGTCGGAAAGATGCCGTTTGACGGCTAAAATCTCCAATTTTCCGGCAATTTTTTCGCCTGAAAGCACATCTGAAATGTATTTTTCGACTGTTTTGATGTAGTTTTTCGGGTTCATTTATCCTCCAAATTGCTTCATAAGTTCTTGCAAAGGGTCTTTTTCCTCTGGTTTTGCGTGTAATTTCATGCGGGAAACAGGCGAAAAACCAAATTCGGAACCGATTTTTGAACAGATTTGCACCATATCTTGATAAAGTTTTAGATAAGGATTCTGGATAAACCGAAGGATACGCCCATTTTCATCGTGTACTTCTGAAAATTTACCTGATGCTGTGATATTATCAATGCAATCGAAAAGGGTGTCGAGCGAATGGGCATAAATTGCAAGCTGTTCAAAATCTATTTCAGTTAAAATCTGAAGCGCAATAAGCTGGTTTGCCTTTTCTTTAAAAATCTGCTTTGCACGCTTTGTTTTGAGAACCTTCAATTTTGAAACATTAATAACCTGTGAAATGTCACCGACTTTTGGAACATCAATAGTTTCCTTTACTCGGCAAGGCTGATCGGTTCCGCGTAGTTTCTTGATTTCGTTTGGTAATGATTTGCGGCCAGCATTCATACGATTTCGCCTCCAATATTTTTAATAAAGTCGCGGTAAAACTCGAAATTTGACTGAGTTTTGTCTATCGTTATATTTTCGAAGCGTGGATTTCTGCTGAAATTCATGGAGCCAACAAAGTTTACCATTTCGCCTGAACTCAATTGAAAGCAAATGAATTTTGAATGGTTGGCTAAAAACTTGATTTTTACTTTTCCGCGCAAAATCTTGTAAGCATCTGATTGAAATATCCATTTGTACGAATGTGTTTTGTCAAGTATTATCCAGCATTCTTTTATTATTTCGTTTGAAGCGATTTTCACAAGCGCGTCAATTCCGGCAGGAGTGATGGCCCACGTTGCGACAAACAATCTTTCGATCTGATTGACAAATGACAGAACTATATTAGGCGAATCAAATTCTTTGCTGATTAAATTCAGAATCTCATCAGGTTGAAGTTCTGAAACAAGCTGCTTTATTACTTCGCAATCGTTTTCAATTTTGTTTTTGAACTTGAAATTATGCTTTGTAATTTTCTTCAGCATCTTATTTTCAGTCTTTTCTTTCTGACTAATATTTTGATTTTTAATTGAAACTCCACTAAAGTCTAAATTCAACTGATTTCTAAAATGGCTCATATTTGGTAATTTTGCATGCGTCTGTAACCTGATAGG